GGGTTATACAAGTAGATAATCAAGTTAACTCATCCGGTACATATCCTAAGAATATTCGATATAGGGTTATACCTTACAAAGTTCACGTATCTAAATTAAGTGCGCCTGGTACTAGTCTTAAAGGTAAGACTAATCTAAAACGTCAAGCACTAAAAGAATACAACTATATCTATACTGGCAAAAACGTTGATGTACTAGATTTTGATTTACAATTTAAAGCAGGTTTTTATACTGCTATGAGTGCTGATAGAAATTTAACTGGCGGCGACGCTGCTATTGGTGCTCAATCTAGTACAGCAGTAGGTACTGCTCCTGCAACTAAAGAGTTTGTTTTAAAGAATGAAGATTTGTCTAAAGTAGAATTACCTAATAAACTTCTTGCTACAGGAATAAAAACTCCTTTAGCAAATCGAGGCGGCGGCGCTTTAGAAGATTTTAAATCTCGTGCAGCTAGACAGTTTATGGAAGCAGTAACATCACAGTCAGATATATTAGAACTTGATTTAACAATCATCGGAGATCCTTATTATTTGGCAGACAGCGGGTTTGGAAACTATTCTGCAAAACAAACAGAATACATGAATATGAATTCAGATGGCTCTATGGATTACCAAAGCGGAGAAGTTGATGTCATTATAAACTTTAGAGTGCCAGTTGACAATGGAAAACCTAATGGACTATACGAATTCCCATCAGGTACTGAATTATTAAAAGCATTTAGCGGATTGTATCAAGTTCTTACATTAGAGAATAATTTTTCTAAAGGAAAATTTTCTCAAACTTTAAATCTTGTAAGAAGAAGAAACCAAGAATCTACAAATAGAGAAGGCGGTCCAATTGCAACGGAATCGCCATTAAACCAAGAATTCAGCAAAGGAGCCTAATAAATGGCTATCGAAGAAAGAAAAGGCACGAATTACTCGCTTCCGAGTCCAGGACCGTACCTTGCAAAAATTGTAAGTCATTTAGATCCTACATACATGGGCACTCTAGAAGTGCAACTAATGCACGAGTCTGGCAACGACACAGACTCAACAGGTCAATTGCATCAAGTAAAATATCTAAGTCCGTTTGCAGGACAAACTAGTATTAGGCATATTGATGAAGGTGATGAAGATTATAACAATACACAAAAAAGTTATGGAATGTGGATGATACCGCCCGATATTGGCGGCATTGTTGTTGTTATTTTTATTGACGGAGATCCTAGAAAAGGATATTGGATAGGTTGTGCTCAAGATCAATATATGAACTTTATGATGCCAGGCTATGCTGCAACAAGTTTTGCTACAAGTAAAGAAACTGATAAAGCTAGAGTGCCGGTTGCTGAGTACAATAAAATTAAAAATGACAGCAGCGTAGATCCAACAAAATTTAAAAAACCAGCAACTCCGTTTGAAGGCACGCTAGATACCCAAGGATTATTACAAGATGATATCAGAGGCATTACTACTTCTAGTGCTCGTAGAGAAATTCCTAGTGCAGTTTTTGGTATAAGCACTCCTGGTCCTATTGATAAAAAAGGTAAAAGGGGAAAAATAGGTAAAAAAGAAAGCCCTATTGATCAAGCGTATGTAAGCAGATTAGGCGGATCTAGTTTTGTAATGGACGACGGTGACGATAAGTTTATTCGCAAAACAACTGCAACTGACGGCCCTCCAGAATATGCTGCGGTTGAACAAGGCGAAACTGACGGTCAAAAAGAAATACCGCATAACGAATTAATTCGTATTCGTACTAGAACAGGACATCAAATATTATTGCATAACAGTGAAGATTTAATCTATATTGGAAACGCTAGAGGAACAGCTTGGATCGAATTAACCAGTGATGGAAAAATGGACATCTACACTGAAGACTCTATCACTATGCATACAAAAACAGATTTTAATGTTTTAGCTGATAGAGATATTAATCTAGAAGCAAAACGCAACTTCAATCTTAAAGTTGGCGGAAGTATGCAAACTGAAGTGACTAAAGATCAAGTTTTAATAGTAGACGGCAGACAAAATCTACACATTAAACAAGACGTTAACATAACTCTAGGAGCAAAGTTAACAAAACATGTTGTAGGTAACATTGACATTCAAAACGATGCCGACTATAAAACTCTTACAAAAGGCAGTACGGATTCTGTAACTAACGGTAGCTCAAAATCTTTAGTAAAAGGCAGTTTAGATTCGTCTATAAATGGAACAACAAAAATTAAAGTAGGCGGCTCTTTTAACTTATTAACAACGGGCAGTAATAATTTTACAGCAAGCGGGTCTACTAATATTAAATCTGGAGGAAGTCATATTGAATCCGCCGGAGTTATTCATATGAACGGGCCAGGCGCCGCAAGTGCCGCCGGTGCAGCAGCACCTGCAGAAGCAGCGTTGGCAGTTTTACCGCCAAAGCTTAAAGTAAATATTCTTCCTAATGAAATAGGAAATCCTGAGATTGATTCTATATTGCGTAGAGTTCCTACACATGAGCCATGGCCTCACCATGAGAATCTTGATCCAAAAATGTTTAAACGAGAAAAACTTGATAGAGATTTAGACGGTAGAACTAATACTGTGAATCAAACTGACGGAGCATATTCAGACTTAGAAACAAAAACACTAAGTGAACCTGCACCGGCTTGGTCTAAGTATTCTACTGCTACAGATACGTTTGCCAAGGTAAGCGGCGCCGACGAATAAGGTTAAATATTATTATGACAGCAAGCCAAAAATTATACGATAAGATTGTATTAAAAGGTCCTAGCGGAAGACCTAATGCTCCTATGTCTAAAACATATAAAGGTTTTAGCACAGTTAGCAACGATAGTAAAAGTTTTAGTCTGTATGATTTTGCTTTAATCAAACAAGATCTTATAAATCATTTTCATGTTCGTCAAGGAGAAAGACTTGAAAATCCTTTATTTGGCACTGTTATATGGGACTATATTTTTGAACCTTTAACAGAAGAATCTAAACAAGCTATTGTTGAAGACGTTGAGGCCATTATTAATTACGATCCTAGAATTACTTCTGATACAGTTGTTATCACACAGTATGAAAGCGGTTTACAAATAGAGTGCAAGTTAACATATTTGCCCTACAACATACAAGAATCTATTAGATTTAAGTTTGACCAAGCTAACGGCCTAGTTAGCAATTAAACACTCACATTATAAATTTCAATAAATATCTGTATAATGGGACGCAGATATGTCAGCAACCGATAGACAAAATAGATTACTAGTAGCAGAAGACTGGAAAAGAATTTACCAGAGCTTTCAAAACGCCGATTTTCAAAGTTACGACTTTGAAAACCTTCGCCGCGTGATGATTAACTACATTAGAGAAAACTATCCAGAAGATTTTAACGATTATATTGAGTCAAGCGAATACTTGGCTCTTATTGATCTTATTGCCTTTTTAGGACAAAGTTTTGCATTTCGAGTTGATTTAAATTCTCGTGAAAACTTCTTAGATTTAGCAGAACGTCGTGAAAGTGTACTACGTTTAGCTCGATTATTAAGCTACAAAGTTAAAAGAAATATTCCTGCAAGCGGCCTACTAAAATTTAACACAGTTACTACTACTGAAAATATTTTAGATAGTAACGGACGTAATCTAACAGGCCAAGTTATTGGTTGGAACGACCCCTCCAACAGCGACTGGTACGATCAGTTTATTCGTGTTATTAACTCTGCACTTCCTGAATTAAGAAAATTTGGAAATCCTGACGATAAAGATTTTGTATTAGGTATTCCAACAGAGCAATATAGATTTCAAACGTTGTCTACTGCACTTCCTATTTTTAAGTTTAATAAAACTATTGACGGAAGATCAATGGATTTTGAAATAGTCTCTACAGCGTTTGAAAACGGCAATGCTATAGTTGAAGAACCTCCTAAAATTGGAAACCAGCTGGCTTTCTTATATAGAGATGACGGCAAAGGTAACGGCAGCGGAAACACAGGTTTCTTCCTACACTTTAAGCAAGGTACTGTTGCTCAAGGAAGATTTAACATCACACAACCTAGTACAGATGAAACTGTAGACATTGATGCAGTTAACATCAACAACAGTGATATTTGGTTATATAGACTAGATAAAAATGGAGCAGAATCAGAGTATTGGACACAAGTTCCTAACTTTGAAGGCAACAACGTTATCTATAATAGTTTAAACAAGTCTATTAAAAATTTCTATGGAGTTGTAACACGTACTGACGACCAAGCTAGTTTAATCTTTAGTGATGGAGTATTTGGTAATTTACCTCAAGGAACATTCCGTGTTTATTATAGAGTAAGTAACGGACTTCGTTATACAGTTAATCCTAGAGATGTTAGAAATGTTACTATTGATATTCCTTACACTAGCAATTTAGGTCAGCAAGAAAGATTGACAGTAAGTCTAAGTTTACAAAGTTCTGTTACAAATAGTAGTCCTGCAGAAGAAAATGCTAGTATAAAATCTAGAGCACCTGCTACATACTATACACAAAATAGAATGATTACTGCTGAAGATTACAACATTAGTCCGTTAAGCGTTAATCAAGAAATTGTTAAAATTAAAGCAATCAATAGAACAAGCAGCGGCATTAGCCGTTATTTTGATCTTGTAGATCCAACAGGAAAATACAGCAAGACAAATTTGTTTGCTGACGACGGAGCATTGTATAAAGAAACTTACCAAGACAGTTTTAGATTTAAGTTTAGGTCTAGAACAGAAATTGAAGCAGTTATCTATAATCAAATATTTCCTTTGCTAAGTTCTAAAAATTTAAGAAACTTTTATTATAATAACTTTGCAAAAATTCCAGCAGAGCTAATTGGCGCATATTGGTACAACAGAACAATTGACACTAATCAAGTTACTGGGTATCTACAAGATGTAAACAACCTTATTTTAAAAGTAGGTACGTTTTCTAGTACACTGTTAAAATATTTTACTCTAGGAGCATTGGTTAAGTTTGATGCGCCAACAGGTTATTATTTTGATAAGAATAAGTCTAATAAAATTACTCCACTTAATGGAAAATTAATAGAAGCTATTCCTAATGCAGCTACTACTTTATGGACTAAAGTTATTTCTGTTGCCGGCGACGGCACTAACGGAGGCACAGGTATTTTAATTACTGGTGCAGGCCCTATTGTTTTAAATGACATAATTCCTGATCCATATAACAATGTTTTGACTCTTGCTCCAAAACTAACTGAAATTATTCCTGCTTGGAGAGATGTCTTAGAAAGCACTACAATTGCTTCGATGATAGATTTAATTTTTGGTAATAAAGCATTTGGTCTAAGATATGATATAGACTCTCGTACATGGAAAATTATTACTGAAACTAATTTGAATGTTATAGATAATTTCAACTTAGGTCGACAAGGTGATGCTACAAATCAAAATGTTGACTCTAGTTGGCTTGTGTTGTTTACTTCAGATACTGAGTTTTATACAGTAGCAAGTCGCTTAGAAAGATTTATTTTTGAAAGTGATAAACAAGTTCGATTCTTCTTTGATTCAAGCGATAAAGTTTATGATGTGAGAAATAATCAAACAGTAAAAGATAAAATTAAAATTTTAAAC